AATGCTAGAAAGCAACTGCTAGACAAGTATCAACGCGGAGAGATAAGTCGAGAAGATGCCGAAAAAGGATTAGTTGAGATCGACGATGCCATCTCTACTTCGCGTGGCGGCAGCCTGGCCAGAGGTGGTGTAAGCGCCGCAGGCGGAGCTATCGGAGGTACTGTTGGAGCTATTTCTGGTCTTGGTGTGGCTTCTGTTCCTGTTGGTATTGCTGGAGCAGTCGGTGGCGGCATATTAGCAGATACCTTGCTCGGTGGTGTAGCTGAAAGTGCAGGTGGTTTTGTTTCGAGACAACTTTTTGGTGGCAGCAATAGATCGGCTCGCAGAGAATTAGATGCATTACGACCTTTGTCTAGACAACCCGGACCTCGACCACAGCCAGGAGCTACAGCTACCAGAACAACACAGTCTTATCAATTTAGTGAAAGGGATTTACTAGAAAAAGATCCAGAACTATACAAAGAATTTACGGCTCGTAGAGATCAACTAGAAAAAGAAAGATCGTATCGAGCCGCGCTGTTCGCGAACACGCCCGGTATCATTAGCGACAGACGTGCGCCTCGAGCCGAGGCGCAGATCCAAGCGATAAACGAATTTTCTGACAGATTAAAACAATCCGGCGCATTAGTTACAACAGAAAGAACAACATCAGGTGCACCTGTAAGCGCACGACAAGGAGAATTGCCGCGTGGGTTTGTACCAGATCAAGCTGAAGCTGGTCGAAGAACAGATCAACGTCTGACAGAGCGTTATGGGAGCGAACATCAAGCCGGACTCGTGCTTGCGGCAAATCCGAATGTATATAATGATGTTAGATCTCAAATTGAAATGGAGATGCGTGCGGAGGAACTGCAACGTCGTAGAAGAACTCTGGTAGCACCAGGTGCAGTCCAAACACCAGATGGTCGAGCCATGAGACCAATGGACACCCAAACTACTGCAACCGACGCGGCTGCTGTCACAGGCGATTCACAGACCATGACGCAGGCTGCACGTGCACAGAACACACAAGACAATGTGAGGAATTTGGTTGAACGCCAGGATCGCACAAACGAACTGTTGGCAGCGATGCTGAATCAGCAGACCATCCAGGCATCAGACTCTAGAAGAACAGTGGATGTGCTGGAAACCCTTAACAACAAGAGCTGAGCACGACCTTAACACAAGGTAAATAATCCTATGAGCTGGAAGAAACATTTCAAGATATGGGATTCGTCCCAAAATACCATGATGTCACGCAATCCAGACGTGGGGCGCGGGCGCGGCGGCGAAGTGCAGTCCAGCAAATGGAATTCCTATCTGTCTGAAGTCTATACCGGACAGCCTAATCGAGTTGATCGCTATGCACAATACGACAACATGGACATAGATTCGGAAATCAATGCTGCTTTGGATACCATAGCTGAGTTTTGCACTCAGTTTGATGACAACAAAGGCGTTCCTTTTGACATGTTCTACAAGCAGGAACCAACCGAAGCAGAACAGCAAGTGCTGGAGAAAAGTCTCAAGCAGTGGTGCAACATCAATGACTGGGATCGACGCATATGGCGGGTGATGCGCAGCACCCTCAAATATGGCGATCAGTTCTTTGTTCGCGACCCTGAGACGTATGAACTGTTGTGGATCAATCCAGCAGACTTGACCAAGATCATCATCAACGATTCCAAAGGCAGAGAGATTGAGCAGTATGTGCTGCGCAATCTTGCGTTGAATCTGATTGACAAGACAGCAACCAATCCAGTCGAGCACAGCACGGCCTATAACACCATGGTAGGTATGAGCAAGGCAGCTCCTATCCTGCAGAATTTCCGACAGAACGCACCCAACGGCACCAACATCAGCGACAAAGAATTTGCCGTGGATGCCAGCCACATCATCCAGCTGACACTGAGCGAAGGCATGGACGCCAACTGGCCATTTGGTACCAGCGTCCTAGAACCCATCTTCAAGATCTACAAGCAGAAAGAGCTGCTGGAAGATGCCATCATCATCTATCGCGTGCAACGTGCGCCAGAACGTCGTGTGTTCTATATTGATGTAGGCAACATGCCCTCACATATGGCCATGAGTTTTGTTGAACGTGTGAAAAACGAAATACATCAACGTCGCATCCCCACACGCACAGGCGGCGGATCCACGATAATGGATGCCAGCTACAATCCTCTCAGCATGTTGGAAGACTACTTTTTTGCACAAACAGCAGAAGGTCGCGGATCCAAAGTTGAAGTGTTGCCGGGCGGCACAAACCTGGGAGAAATTGACGACCTAAAGTTTTTTACCAACAAACTGATGCGTGCATTGCGCATCCCCACAAGCTATCTGCCCGCCGGTCCAGATGACGGAACAGGAATATATCAAGACGGCCGCGTGGGTGCAGCTTACATACAAGAATATCGCTTCAACAAGTATTGCCAGCGACTGCAGAATTTGATCAGTCCTATACTGGACCACGAATTCAAGATGTTCTTGAAGTGGAAAGGTGTAGAAGTAGATTCGGGCCTGTTTGATCTGAGATTCCTTGAGCCACAGAGCTTTAGCGAATACAGAGACATCGAACTCAACGGCCAACGACTGCAAGCATTCACGCAGGTGGCAGAGACCAGCTATCTTGCTAGAAGATTTGTGCTTGAGAAGTATCTGGGCTTGAGCAAGGATGAAATCAAAGAAAACGAGCGCATGTGGAAAGAAGAAAACGCAGGTGCGACACCAGCTGGTGCTATGGACATTGACACCAGCAACACAGATCTAGCCAGCGTGGGCATAAGACAGCCAAATCTCACACCGTTGGAAACCAAAGAGCTGGAAACTGATCTCACAGCAGCAGAACAAACACCCGGCGGAGTAGAAGCAGTACCCGCAGCAGGAGTCTCTCCGGTGACTCCTCCAGGAGGAAAACCAGTATGAAGCTAAAAGAATTCAAAGACCCCGCAGTACCAAATCCAGAGACTCTTGAGATTGGATACAACAATCCTATGTCCAAGAAAGACTCTAGGAGAACCAAACTCACCTTGGAACACTTGAACAAACTCAGGGCCATGCGTGAGATGAAAAAGCAGCAGAAAGCCGAAGAGCGCAAAAACTACGCTCAAATCTATTCCAGGGCAGCTGGCTGAGGCGATACTTATCGTCGAGACCTTTCAGAAAAACTCCGCTTTTTTCACCATTTGAAGGTATATAATAACCTACATCCGTAAATAAAAGCACGGACATACCTGTCTTTGGCCAAAGGAGAGAAAAAATGTCGTCACAAAAAACACTAGAGAAAGTGCTGGAGCACTTGCTCAATCATGAGCAAGAAGCGGCCGGCGATTTGCTACACAATTACTTCGTAGAGAAGGGTCGTAGCATTTATGAAAGCATGATCCAGACCGACGAACAGTTCGAAGAAGAAATTTCAGCAGATCCTGTCGCAGATTTTGAAGAAGAAGTCATCGCTGACGAAACTGAAATCGAAAACGAGGAAATGTTCTCTGAAGAAGACGGAGACATGGATCCAGAAGTAGCAGCAGCTGAGCTAGACGCAGCACCAGAAGACAAAGAAGCCACAACTGACGATGCAGCAGCAACCGTTCAGGACGCAATGATGGACGTGGAAGACGCCATTTCTGCACTCAAGGCTGAATTTGACAAGTTGGTTGCAAACGGCGGCGAAGACAAAGAAGAAGCAGAAATGCCAATCGAAGAGTCTGCAGAACTAAAAAAGGTGCCTGCTCCGGACAACAACGACAAGGCTGACAATACACACAGCCCAGTCAGTTCTGGCGCAAAAGCCAGCGACAACGGCGCAAGCGCAGTTGATTTTGGCAAAGGCAATGAAGCAGGTGGCAAGGTTGCAGCCCCAAAGGTTGACCCAAACAGCCCAGCTACAACTCAGCCTGATCTGAAAGCAGCACCAAAGCCAGACCTCAAAGACGGTTCAGACAAGACCGCCAAGAGTCCAGTTCCTAAGGCATAACCAAAATGAAAGCGTTGGTTGAAGCACTAACATTTGATCAAGCCGGAATGGTTGTCGAAGCAAGAGACAACCCAACTGGTGGTAAGTCATTGGTAATGAGCGGGATCTTCATCCAGGGTGGAGTGAAGAACCAAAACCAGCGTGTCTATCCTGTCGGTGAAATTTCAAAAGCAGTTGAAAGCATCAAGAAGAGATTAGATTCTGGTTACAGCGTTCTAGGAGAAGCAGACCACCCCGAAGACCTAACAGTCAACATTGACCGTGTGAGCCACATGATTGAAAGCATGTGGATGGACGGACCCAATGGTTACGGTAAACTCAAGGTGTTGCCCACCCCAATGGGCAACATCATCAAGACCCTCATGGAAAGCGGAGTAAAGCTAGGAGTATCCAGCAGAGGCAGTGGTAATGTCAACGAAGACGGCAGCGTAAAAGATTTTGACATTGTCACGGTAGACATCGTAGCGCAGCCAAGCGCACCAGATGCTTACCCCACCGCGATATACGAGAGGGCCATGATGCACAGGCGCAGAGGAGCGTTGATGGACGTGGCCGAAGCAGTGCATCATGACAGACGTGCACAGAAGTACCTCCACGACGAGGTTCTAAAGTTCATCAGTAGCCTGAAATAAGGAGACTAAAAGATGGCAAACTTTTCAGAACTTTTTGGTTCCGAGGTCCTTTCAGAAGAAGTGAAATCCAAGCTAGCAGAAGCATGGGATGCCAAGGTCAAGGAAAACAAGACCGAAGCCCTGGCAGAATTGCGTGAAGAATTTTCTCAGCGTTACGAACATGACAAATCAGTCATGGTCGAAGCGTTGGATCTGTTCATCAGCGAAAACCTACAAAAAGAGCTCGGCGAGCTCAAGCAGGATCGCGACGCAATGGTACAGGCCCGTGTTGATTACAAGAAGAAAGTGGCTGAGCATGCTGAGCTACTCAATCGTTTTGTGAACCAAATGTTGGCAAAAGAAATCAACGAACTGAAGGAAGATCGTGAAGCAAACAAAGCCAGCATCAAAAAGCTGGAAGAGTTTACGCTTCAGAGACTGACCAAGGAACTGAACGAACTGCGTGAAGAAGAGCAAAAGCTCATCAACACCAGGGTTCAATTGATCTCAGAAGGCAAACAGGCAATCAAGGAAGCCAAGATGAAATTCATCTCTCAGGCTGCCGAGAAGTCAAATGCTTTCATCAGCGAAGCCCTCCGCAAGGAAATCGGCCAGCTAAAAGAAGACATCACCGAAGCTCGCAAGAACGCATTCGGACGCAAGATCATGGAAGCATACGCTGCTGAATTCATGGCATCACACTTTGCTGATGCAACAGAACTCAAAAAGCTGAGCGACAAGATCAACACACTTGAAGGAAAGCTAGGCGAAAAAGAACAGCAGATTCAAGTGAAAGAACAAACAATCGCAGACACAGAGCGCAAGGCAAAGATTGCCGAAGATACGCTCAAGCGCGATCGCATCATGCAAGAACTGATGGCACCTTTGTCGAAAGACAAGCGTGGTATCATGGAAGACCTACTCGGCACAGTTTCAACTGAAAAGCTGCGTGAGTCATATCAGAAGTATCTTCCGTCAGTTCTAAACGAGAGTGGCCCACGTCCCGGTAAAAAGCCGCTTATCGAAACTCGCCAGGAACAGCATATTAGTGCTGCAACAGGCGACAAGGTGGTTGATAATAACAGTGCCGACAATAGCGGCGCTGACATCATAAGCCTGAAGAAACTTGCCGGAATCGCAAAGTAATAATAGGAGAATTACAATGTCCGATAAACTTTTCGAGTCCCGTAACTGGTCAGCCGCTAAGGAGGCTCTCGTTGAAGGACTCAATGGCAACCGTAAGACCGTTATGGAAGCCGTTCTTGAAAACACAAAGCGTTACATGACAGAAAGTGCTGCTAGCACTACTGCCGCTGGTAACGTAGCTGTGCTGAACAAGGTCATCCTTCCAGTGATCCGTCGCGTGATGCCAACAGTCATCGCCAACGAAATCCTGGGCGTTCAGCCAATGACTGGTCCAGTTGGTCAGATCCACACTATGCGTGTTCGCTACGCTGAAACCGCTGCTGGAGTGACAGCCGGTGTCGAAGCTCTTGGTCCGTTTGATATCGCCAAGGCTTATGCTGGTAACTTGGATTCAGCAGCACCTGCTGCTGCCGCTACGAGCTCGCTCGAAGGCGACGGTGGTAAGAAGCTCAGCATCCAGATCCTGAAGCAGACTGTTGAAGCCAAGTCACGCAAGCTGCAAGCTCGCTGGACTTTTGAAGCTGCACAGGACGCACAGAGCATGCATGGTCTTGACGTTGAAGCAGAAATCATGGCTGCTTTGGCTCAGGAAATCACAGCTGAAATTGATCAGGAACTGCTCGGCAGCCTGCGCAATCTCTCTGGTACCAGCAACACCTTTGACATGACCGGCGGTTCTTTCACTGGTACGCCTAACTACGTTGGTGATCGCCACGCAGTATTGTCAATCATGATCAATCAGGCTGCTAACCAGATCGCTCAGCGCACACGTCGTGGCGCAGGTAACTTCGTTGTTGTAAGCCCAACTGCATTGACAGTTCTACAGAGTGCTACAACTTCTGCTTTTGCTCGCACCACAGAAGGTACTTTCGAAGCTCCAACTAACACCAAGTTCGTTGGCACCCTCAACAACTCAGTCCGCGTGTATGTCGACAGCTATGCTAGCGACACCACTCCTGTGCTGGTTGGTTACAAGGGACCAAACGAGATGGATGCCGCAGCATTCTACTGCCCATACATCCCGCTGATGAGCTCTGGCGTTGTGCTGGATCCA